TTAAACAAAGCATATATAACTCTATACTTGCTAATCCTATAGAATTATCAGTATTTTCTGACGAACTTGCATTAACCAATGCATCCCATTTAGTACTACTTTTTCGAGATATACAGTTATATCCACTTGCAGGATTTATTGTTCCGTTTCCAACTCCATATATTGAACTATTTCCTGATCCTCCTCCTGTATATATCATTAAATGATTATTGCTTGGAACATTATCAAATGCTCCATGATAACCAGCACCTATTGTTCCACTAACTTTAAATCCAAAACAAGCATCGTTTAATGTATTTAATACTCCATTAGTAGAAGGAATATACTGAGTTCTTAAATAAGATTTTGTACCATCAGAATTTGTTTTTGCAGATGTATATTCGCCTGGTTTTTTACCATGCTTAATTTCATAATATGTTTGCTTTGTAATAGTTGATTGCTTTATAATTTTTTCAATGTATGTTGACCATTCTTCTCCTAAGTTATACATTGACATTAATTCTTCTGCCGTCATATTTCTAAAAGGATTTGCAATAGGTTTGTCTAATCCTGTATATATTCTATTGGAATCAGCACCGTGTTGAGGAAAAACATAAGTTGATGAAACACCATCTTCTTTTGTTTTACCCATTCTTGTAGTAGGAATTACTTCACCATTACTACCATCAATTACGTACATTTGGTTATGCCTTCCCTGATATGAAATTCTTTCAACAGGGTTTACAAAAATTGTTTTATAGCTTTTCATGCTTTTTTTGTTTTATTTATTTGTCAGATTTAGCAACATTTTTAGAAGGGTCGCTTTCCTTTAAAGTACATACAATTTGTTTAATTTCAAATTGTTCAACTTTTCTTGGGTCATAAGTGATACTAACAACATTAGTAACAGTATCAATTGAAATTAAAATTTGTTTTTTATTCATATCCAATTTGATTTTTTTTACAAAATCAGCTGGAGAATTTGTTTTTACAAACTCAGTAACTTGTACTTGTGAATAACTTTTAATAGTAAAAAATAAAAATAATATAAAAATAAGTATTTTTTTCATTTTAAAGTATTTAAGGCGGGCTTTTACACCCGCCTATAATTAACTATAACTCAAAGGATTAAATTCTAAACGACCCACACGTGTTACGTCCCATACACAAAGTGAACGAGATAACTCACGATAAATACCAGACTCTTTATTAGGAGAGTAAACATTAGAACCATCTTTAACAGCACCAGTTTCAAAATTATAAACATTAGATACTGTAAAATAAGATTCTACACCATCTTGCATTACTGCGCAAATGTTTTGTCCACCTGTTGCATCAAGAGCTTTTTGGTCAGTTGAACCAAAATCAAAAATATCCATGCAATAAGATTCTACTGTACGGTTTGTTCCAGGAGCTAACTCCATAAACAATTTTCTATCGTCTTTAATAGGGTCATGTACAAATTCAACTACATATCCCATTGGGAAACGAATTTTAGTAAATTGAATACCATAATCTTTTGCGTAATCGTGATATTCAGATTTAGCGTCACGGATTGACAAAGTATCAACATATTGGAATTGGCTTGCTTCAGCTGCAACTAATTTATGCAACATTTCAAGACCAGCTTCACCAGTAGCAATTTTAATCATTCTATCACCATAACTCTTACGAGTTAAGAAAATATTAGATACATACTCATAAATATCAGATAAAGTTAAATTACCATTATGTTCTTTGTAATGCCCGTCTCTAACGCGTTAATTAGACGGATGTTATCTTAAAAAGCTTTTAACTTTTTAATTCTTTATCTTTCAATAAAGTTCGGACTATATCTTCAAAAAGAATTTCTTTTTGTTTCGCACTCTTGCAATTTCATCAACCGTTCTGGTTGGTATATTGTAGTCTCTGAACCTTTAACTTATTCCTAAGTTACTTGGCTGCGGATTGCCCATTGTTTCATACTTTTCTTTTTTACTTTACTGAGGTAATTATTCTCACCGCACAATATGTTACCATTTGTGTTTAGTAGAAAAGTCTTTAGGGTATTCCCGTCAATTCACGAAATTTTATAGACAGACCGTTAATCAAGTTTATACATCAACGAAGGATGTATAAAAGGTTTGACTATTTTTTTAAAAATTGAAATATATTTTGTAGGTAAATATAAAGAATTGTCTTTGTTAATTGTCCAAAGTATTTTAAATTTTTTAAAACAAAATTCAACATACTTTTTTAAATCTTCTTTTGTAAAAGAGTGCGTGCATAATTTTACAGCATTACCAGTTTTCATTCCATCATCCATGAAATGTATTGCCAAAGATAAGTCGTTGTAATATGCTAACCATTCAAGTGGTATTCCTTTTTTTGTGTAGGAAAATTCATTTAAACATTTTACTCTACCAGAAGTATATTTTACAGATTGATAATTTTTATTAGTTGTTTTATTATAATTGCTATTATATCTGTAATTAAATTTTAATGATGGCAGCATTTTGCTTTTCCATCTGCAATAGTCTTCTTGTTTTGTAGAATGATGAAGTTGTAATCTTGAAGTGTTACCCAATGTATTTATATAAGCATCACCTAATAAAGTTCCAACCAAAACAGCTTTTTCTTTTTTTGAAAGAGTTGATTCTGGATATTTTATATTAAGTTCATTTCTTATTTCATTTACATATTTGCGACTTATTTTTAAAAATGTTGCTATTTCATTATCAACATATCCTCTTTTTACTAATTTCTTTATTATTCTTCCGTAAACAACTGCACGTTTTTCCTCTATTTTTAAATTTATATTTAGAGACTGTGCTTTTGTATGAATTGTAGTTCTGCTTACTTTTAATTTTTCAGCTATTTGGGTTACATTCATTCCTTTATTGTGGAAATACAGTATTGCTTTTTTCATTTTTTATTTCTTTTTTTTTAAAAAATACGTTCTAAAATCTGTCTCCAACCTGGTGCAATTTTTTTAGTTCTACCAGAATCACGGTCTTTAGTTTTTTGAATATTACCAAATTCCATATTCATCTCAGCATCCATTTCTGTACGTTCAAGCAAACGAGCTTCAATTTGAGAAATAAATACACCTTTTTCAATAACTTTACTTTCACCACTATTAGTAGTATTAAATTTTTGTTGATACATGAAACCCATACCAACAGCACCATCAGAGAAAGATTGTCCACCAACTGAATAACTCATACCTTTTGGCATTGTTCTACCTTGCTCACGTGCTGAAATTTCCATACGAATAAATTTATCTGTAAATTCTGCTTTATTGGCAAAATTACCAACCCAAGACTGAAGTTTAAACATTTCAGAATAGCTATCACCAGCATATTTGTCGTTTAATTCATCAGAAACAGCAGTAGATACACGAATAAAACGTTTACCAGGTTGCAAATATTCAACAGGCAACCATGCGTTCATATCACCAGTTTGCAATTCAACTTCATATTCCCATGAATTAGCAGAACGTTGTTTTGGATAACCCAAAATAGTCAACAATGGAGCATTAGAAGATTCAGATTTGATAATAGCAGGTTCAGTTAACCAATCACGGTCAATAGCAATTTTAAAAGATAAACCACCTTTACCTGGTTGAGCAGTGTCGGCTACTAAAAGTTCAGTAACGCGGAAATCAATATCTGCGTCACCTTTTAATTGCCATTCATAATCATCAACACCAGCTGGTAAAGTATAAACATTTTTTTGAGCCACCGTCATATAGGTGAATTTTTTATTAATAAGATGTTCACCAATGCGAGAACTGAAAAGTTCTGCTGATTTAACACCAAAGTTAAAAGGTTTGTAAGTTCTAAACATGGCAGCATGTGTTAAGCTGTCAAAAGAAGAACCGCCAAAACCTTTACGTTCAACAGTTGTTAACGCTGTACGTCTTTGCATTCTTAAATTTTAATTTTTAAATTATTGGTTCTAAGTTTTCAAGAACCTTATTAGGATTTAATTTATTAGTACCGCTTGTTTGAGGTACTGAAGAGAAGTGGTCTTTTACTATATTTTTTTTAGTTTCTTCAATTTTAGAAGACAAACCTTGATTAACAAAACTTGTTAAATCAAAATTACCATTGTTGTAATATGTTAAAAAATCAGCAAGTTGAATAAGTGCTTTTGGATTTTTTACAACATCATTTATTGTTTCAGTTAATTTACTGCCTGAAATAGCAGACATAACAGCATTTACTTTTTTAGGTTTCCAACCTAATTGAGCTACTTCTTGTTTGATACTTTCTACAAATACTTTTTGCTTGTTTTCTTTTTGTTGAAGTTCTTCTTGTGCTTTTGCAATTTTAGTATCTGTTTTACTATTTTTTTGTTTAGCATTAATAGCCTCTTTAATTAATTCTTCAACACCATCTGCGTCTAAAGCATTTAACATTAATTCAATCATTGTTGGTTTAAAACCTTGTTCTTTATAAATAGCGGTAAGTACATTTCTTGCAGAATCAACATCATTGATTTCTGTATTTTGACTATCTGTTTCTTCTAAAAAATCAGAGATAAAAGATTTTAAATCATCAGCTGTCATAGATGCACCTTTAGTAAAAGCATACTGAAATATTTTTTTAGTTACATCAGGAGATTGTTCAATGATTGTAGCTAATACTCTATTTGGTAATTCATTTAATTCTTCATCTAAACTTTCCCAAGTATCAATTGTTTGATACTTTCTTGTCTTTTTTGCTGCTTTAAACTTTCAATTTGCAAAGCTTTATGAACTTCTTCTGGAGAAGCTCCTGATGTAATAGATTTAATTAAATTAGAAATCATTTCAACACCTTCTGAATTTTGAGCAAATGCTTGCACATTATTCAACATGTAATCTAAATATTGTTGGTCTTGACCTGAATTAGATAAATATAAACCAATATCAATATGTTGTAGGGATTTTGGTGTTACTTTAAATAACTCTTCAACACCGTCTTGTGTAACATAATGAAATACATGTTCTTCATTTGGGTATTCTTCAAATAATCTTTCACAATAAGCTCTAAAATTCATAAGATAATCATTTAAAGCTCCTTTCCACACTTCATTGTGTAAATAAAAATAAGGTTCTGTTATATGAGAAGATTGTATAATAGCTTGTTTATTATCTGTTACGTTTGTATTAGAACTAAAAGCAGCTTCTCTTTGTGGAGAGATGCCCATAGATAAACCAATCTCTCTGTCAATATATTCCAATAATTGTTGTAAATTCATTAACTCTGCTGCTGTTCCTAACATATAACCAGAAGAACCAGGACTTCTTGTTGCTGGTGGTAAACCACCTAAAGAATTTTGACTACCAGAATAAAAATCTTTATTTGTTTTCTTTAAATATAAAAGATAAGAAGCAACTTTATCCCTAATAGGTTCACCATAAATATCTTGTCCTAAACTATCTGGAATTTGGTCAACATCAATAGCTTGAACAGCCCCCTGATATTTTGCTAATTCTCTGTTTTGAATATGTTTAACATATAAAAATTGAAAATAAGAAGGTAATGCTCTTTCTAAAAGAGAAACTGAAGCAGCGTTTCGTGATGTAAAAACAGCACCGAATGTTGATAAATTAAAAGATGTGTAAGGACTATTTAAATTAGTATTTTGATAAGGTACTTCTCTACAAATAGGATATACATTATTACCAAGTCTAACAACTTCATATTTTCTTGGTATCCATAATATTTCTGCCGTGTATTCAGTTTTATCAATACCATCAATCCAAACATATTTTATTGATTCTTGTCCATGTTTATTAATAAAATTAATTTTATTAGCTGTTTTTGGAATTTCAAAATCTTTAGATACAAGTAATGTAATATTTTTTCCATAGTCATCTAAATAACTTAAAAATATCATTTCTCTAAATGCTTTAAATTCAATATGTGTTTCCCAAATTAAAGAATTAGACTGTATTCTTCTTGAATTTCCTCTAACTTGATGTGTGCCTATTTCTTTAGAAATATTAGAATTATAAGAAGTATCCATTGATTTTAGCATTTCAAAACCAACTTCATCTCTTAAATATTTATTTAAGTTTTCTTTACTCGCTGCTGTTGTACTAATACCAAGATTATCTAAATCATTGTCTTCTAAAATATAACCATAATTATCTAAAGCTTCTGCTGGAGTTATAGCTTTTTTATACCAGAAATAATCACCTTTGTTTACAAATTGTTGATTTGGTGCTTTATGAAAACCAGAATATAAAGGATTTCTAATTTCAAAATAAGGTTTACCATGTTTCCAACCAGAATATATAAAACATCTGTCAGCCGTTAAAGTATCTTCAAAAGTCTCTAATTTTTTTGTTTTAATTTCTTGGTCATAGTAACAATATTTCAAAGCTTTTGAATAAAATATTTCCCATTCTGATTGCCAATTTTTAATTAACAAATCTTCTGGTTCAAGTTGAGTTCTTAAAGATTGAATATATTTTTCTGAATCTTCTGGTGACATACCTTGCATTTGCATTTGCATTTTTTCAATTTGCAATTGCAATTTTTCTTCAACAGATTCTTTTAAAGCTTTTATTAAAGCGTCATTTTTATCTTTAATAGCTTTTGCAGAAAGTAAAACAATTTTATGATTATCATTTCTTTTTAGTAGTTCACCTTTTAAAGAAGAAATTTTAGTATGCAATTTAGCAAATGGTAAAATATCTTCTTCAATTTCACCAATATTTTCACCCAAAGGATTACAAAATCTATCAAGTTGTTCTTTAAAACCAACAAGATTATTATTTAAAACTTCATAGCAAGTTTTCATTTTGTCATAATCGTCAACTAAAGTATTATTAGCTGGAACTAAATGATTTGCAATATCTTTAAACCATTGTTTATCATCTTTAAATTTTTCTTTTTCAGAAACTTTAAGACTTTTTATATTCATTATAAATTGTGTATGAGGTATTGATTAGTAATTTAGTTATACTAAAAGCATTTTGCAAAGCTTCCATTATAACGTTAGTAGGGTCGATAATACCCAAGTCATTTAAAGAAATTACTTCTTTTTTATTTTTAATATCATATCTTTTTGGTAAAATAATATCTGGATTTAAATTAGCATTTTTAATTATTTGCCTTACAGGAGTTTCTAAAACTTTCCTAAATGATTTAGATAGCTTATTATGAAAATCAGTTGCAATAGAAAATAATTCATATCCACCGCCTTCTGATAGACCACCATGAACAGCAGTTTTTACTGCACCAACAGCATCTTCTATTCTGTCAAATTGTTCATCTCTTGCCTGTTCATTAATATCTCCAACATATATAATACAAGCCGAACCATTCAAAGCATGTATTCTCTTTTTATAATCTACTTCATCATATGTTTCAATGCTATTTTCTGCTAATTCTTTTAATTGCTTCACACGAGATTCTTTTAATGGGCAATCTGTATTATATAAAGTATAACTAAATGGTGTAGCAATAATTTTTTCTACAAAACCTTCTTCGGATAAAAAAGCATTAATGTCTTCAACATTTCTGTTTAATGATTCAGCCCAACCTGGAAGTTTTAACAAAACAATTTTAGCATTGTTATTTATTTTATTCATTGTACAAATTCTAATAACAGAATCAGAAAATTTAGGTGCTATAATAACAATAGGAATATCTTCTTTATAAGCGTTATCTAATAAACTTTGAAGCTTGGTATCTAATGTTAAAATATCTTCTCCAGAAACAAAAACAAAAGCATTTTCATAAATACATTGTTCTGTTTTTTTATCAGTAATAAAACCAGAATGTGCCCAGCTTGCTCTAAATTCTAAACCATTAGAAATTTCATAATAAGTGTATGGAACATATTCTCCTTTTTCTAAAGAAATGCTTGGCTCAAAACCAGTTTTTTCATATATTTCTTTTATTAAGTTACCTATTTCTTCATCTTTTGATGAAACGGTAGCAATATCTTTTATGTCATCATATGTTTTTAATTCTCTTGACTTAAATCTTAAAGTTTCAATTGTTAAATTTAAATCTTTTTGGAACATTTCTAAAATAGCATTTGGATTTTCCCCATTGTTTAATAAACGTAAAGTTTCATTAATCATATTTTGACTTAACAAACAGGTTAATGTTGTACCATCGCCACAATTTTGTACAGTTTTGTTTGCTGCTGTAATTAAAATATTTGCACCAATGTTTTCAAATACATCATTTAATTTAATAGATTTAGCTACTGTAACACCATCTTTTGTAAAACGTAATTTATCATAATTATCAGATACAATTACATTTTTACCTTCTGCGCCCATTGTAGATATAACAACATTTGCAGCTTTATTTAATCCATTGACTATACTTGTCAAGTTTTCTTTTATTTCTATTGTCTTCATTTGTTTTAAAAATATTTGGATTTACAGAAAGAAATCCTAATGTGTTTTTTACTTTGTTATTTTTATTTATTACTGTTGATATTGTATTTAATTCAATTTCTTTTATTGCAATAGGAAAACCTAAACAAGAAGAAACTGCATCAAAGTTACCATTATTTAAATCATAAGCCATTATTTCCCTAATTAAATAAATATCAGGTATAGTTTCAATAAATTTCTTTTTTAAATTGTCTATGTCTTGTAATAACAAATCTCCAAAATCATCAAGTTTATTTATTTTTTCTGTTCTACTACCAACAATAAAACCAAATTTTGTTGTAGTTTGCATAAACATACTATTACTATCTGATTTAACTGGTCTTGGTGCTAACAAAAAAGCTTTCTTTCTTTTAACGTAGTAATAGTAACAATCTTCTCCTCTATTAGCTTCATAATAAAACATCTGTGGACAATTACCATACATTGCAATTAATTTTTCTTGATTTTCATAATATTGTTCTTTACCATTTTTTGCTTTTCCTAAGTAAGAAGCAACTAATGGAGATATGGTACAATATTCATTCCAATATTTTGGATTCAACCAAATTTGAGTAGAACCTAAAGAACCTCCTTCATCTAAATTATCAGATATATAAGGGTCATGTGTATAAATATACATGTCTTTAGGTATTTCACCATTCACTAATTGAGGAAAATCATAAACAACAGGACAGCCTTCAATAGATGTTAAATTAGTAATAGGGTATTCCCAAATAGGTTTTGCATCATTATCAATTTCATAAGCAACGTCATTTAAATGAGATGAATCCCATCTTAATTTAATTGGCTTACCAATCTTTTGATAAAGATTATTACTCATTAATTCTTTTTCACGATGCGCAGCTTCTTCATAAGGTAACAATTTAGCTCTTGTACCAAGCCACATTTCAGAAGGAATAACAGGATAATTTAATTTTTCTGATTTTAAAATATCTGGATTTGCTGCTTTAGCTTTTTCTTCTCTTCTTTTTTCAAGAAATGCTTTTGCTTTTTCTACATTAGTATTACCATTTTCATCTTTAAATTCTTCAAGAGTTAAATAAGCAGGAATAAAAAACCCTATTTTTCCTGTATGCTCCCATTCATCTTCAAATTCTACTAATCTATAATCTCTTGGATTAGTCATCATTTCTTTTGCAGGTTGAACAGCTTCAATATTTTCTGATGTACCAATAAATACTTGCCTACCAAATATAAAACCATCAGTTTGAACAGTTGCTTCATTTGAACGCCATGCTTCTCTTACAAGGGGAGTAAGACCGATTTCTTCCGTAACTGAAATGTTATAACGACCACCAGCACCTTTTTGACCACCTTTTTTATTACCAGACATTTCTGAATAAACAACATGATGTAGTTCTGAACCAGAACCACCTAATTGTTCTTGACCTTTTGTTCTTTTTTTATATTGGTGTCTGTATGGATTGTCTTTATTGTTTGGTGAAATATCACCTATCATATCTTTGTAGAATAAAGAAGGTGTATAATCATCATCACCAAGTTTACCATAAACACCAAGCATTGGTGATGCACCTAACATATTCATAGCTTCCAAAACTTTTGTGCATAATTCAGAACTTTTACCAGAGTCACCAGAACCAACCAACAATGTTGCACTAATTTTTTTATCACGCAATTGCTCAATAACTTCTCTATTATATTTCTTTAACCCATCAGTAACTAATTCATGTAATATTTCACCATTAGCAACCCAATAAGATTTACCTCCCCCGCGCGAACCCATTGTTATATAGTTCTTTGGTTCGTTTCTATACAAAGGAACACCTTGTGATTTATTATGTAACATTCTTATATTTTCCCTTACTGGTATAAAGTCTTTGAACTGCCCATTTGATTTAAATAAATGAGCATGTTTTAAACTATTAACATTGTTCCAATTTTTTTGTAATTCAAATACAGATAAATCAGATGTGTAATCTGAATCTTCATATCCACTAAAACCCAATGATTCAAATGATAAATAACCCATTTCCCAAAATAAATCAGTAAGGTATGGTCTTGTTGTAAAACGAGTTTTGTCTTCTTTATTAGTATAAATTAAAGACCCATGATTTACAGCAAAATAAAGTTTAGGTGGAATAAATCTCCAACCACCATTATCATAAACCCAGTCGCCTTCAATTACTTTTTTCTTTTCAGAAAACCAATATGGAACATATCTTGGGTCATCAGGATGAATTATTTTAATATCATGTACAAAGTTTTTTCTATTTTGTATTTTAATTAATTCCATTATCCTGTCCAAATATAACCACCATCATTGATTTTTGGTGGAGGATTTTCTTTTTCTTTTTTTTCAATATCTTTTTTTTCTTTTTTGTCAACATCTTTAATATTTAACGTTAATATTACTTTTTTTATTTTTTCATCTTTTTCAACAGGCATTATAAATCTCCTTTTTCAGATAATGTCATTTTTCTACCACCTCTAATAATAGAAGTTTTTTTGTCTTTTTGAAATAACTCTTCAATTTTTGCATATTCAGTATTTATTTTTAAAGATTGCCCTAAAGCATAATCAATATTTTTCATTGTTTCAAAATTATAATCCATTTCTGTTATTGCTTTAGACCTTTTAACAAGATAATCTTTTTGTTCTTTTAAAGTTCTTTCAATAGAATCTAAACATAAAACAGGATATATTTCAATACAACGTTTAATAAGTTCATCTTCTTCATTTGCTGAAATTAAAAATGATTCAAGAAGCATTTCTTTTCTTTCTTTTTCTGGTATTCTATAAAATTTATTTTCATCTTCGTCAGAATCTGTCATAAAAAAAATAAACCACATTTCAGTACTTGAACGCGATTTATCTTTTGTTTTATCTCTTTCATATAATTCAGAAAAAGGCTTCATAAATGTTAACTGAGGATTTAAATTCCAGAAGTTAGAATCTTTAGTAAAATGTTTATTTACTACAACTAATTTACTCATTATAAACGTTTCCTTTGATTGTTAAAGTTTCTACTGTATTATCATCAAACAATACATCTATAAATTTATTAGTAATATAATATTCTGCTTTAATAAATTCAGCTTTTGGAACAGGAATAAATTTAACATTAACAGTATTATCATTAATTACTGGTTTTGTACAACCACACGAAGCAGTTGCGCCTACTATTTTTTTATCACCAGTGTAAATAAAATTAAATTCGTAGGTTATATTTGCTATTAATTTTTCTCTTTCTATTGTGTTTTGTAGAAACATGTTATTTTAAATTTAGTTCATAAAATTCTTTGATTGTTTTAGCTAATAATTTAGCAACAAGTGTTCTTTCTTTAACTCTTATTTTTTTTGGAATTTCAATTTGAATATGAAATTCATTTTTGTATTGTTTTTCTGTGATATATCCACCATTAAAATATTTTTTTGGTTTTTTTGGATAAGGAGGATAACAAATATTTTTTCCATAAAATTTATTAAAAATAGCACCAAAAGAGTTATCTCCATAATACAATTTTGATTTTGGAATATTTCCACCGTAACCAAGTTCAATTAGTTCTTCTTTATGGTTATGTCCATGAATATCAATAACAAGAACTGTTTTGTTTGAATTTAATATTGTGTTTTCAATAAAGTTTTGATATTTATTATACAGAGGATATAACGCAACACACGTGTCTGTTGCTTCTTGTATTTCTCTATTAAAATCTAATTTACTCCTATGCAAATTAGAAAATACAGTAAAAGGTTTGCCATAAATTAATATTAATTCTTTTTCAATACCCTTCATTATTTCAATAGTATAAGTGTCTTCACTTGTTTTGAAATTAACACCTTTTCTATCTTTTAATGTTTTAGGTTTGTAAGCTCCACCATGAGGAGCACTTAATAAAACAGGAATATCTCCATTAGATGTAACAATTATAGAATTGTTTACTTTATCTACTGGAGATATTAATGTTGTTAAAGCTAAAATAAAAGCTTTAATTATATTCATTTTTTACAAGGTTTTTCTGATAAAAATAATTCTAATGTAGGACATCCACATTTTAAACACTCTCCATTTTTCCAACAAGCAGAACATTCTGCTGCTCTATTGCCAATGTTTATCATATCTTTTTTATTGTTTAATAATCTGTAAAGAATACTTTTTAAATGCCCTTTATAAAAATAATACCAGTTGATTGGATTTAAATAAAATAATATTTTTTTAAAAACTGTCATTGTTAACTTCAATTTTACTATTAAGGCATGTTTTTGTTATATGAATACCACTGTCTGCAATTAAATCAAAACAAACTATTAGATTATTAGACGATGTTGTAGTATCTGGAAATTTATTTGCTTGAATACTTGCTGTATTTGTAGTATGTGTCATACCCCAATAAGGAGAATAAGGTTGTGATTTTCTCCAATAAGGTTCTACATAAATAGGATTATTCCAATTAATAATAGTGTTTGTTTCAATTGTGTATTTACTGAAATCATCTTTTAAAATATCTTTTAAAAAAATAACAAGTTCTGATAAATTTACTTTATCTTCAACTTTAATAGTTTTTAATTTTGTATCTATTTGTATTTTCATATTTTTTCTATTAGTCCAAGACATTTAAAAACAGTTAGTAATTCTTCTTCTTTTTCAACAAAGCCTTCAAAAAAAGTTTCCCATTCAAAACAACTTGGTAAATAAAATTCAATTATAATTTCTGAACAATTACTTTGTCTTTCTTCAAACGGATATTCAGTAATTCTAAATTTACAATTTTTTTTATTAGCAATATTCATATGTAAACAAAACCAAGAATCAGATTCAATCATAAACTTTCTTGAATTGTCCTCAATAATATTTAATTTAATATCAGAAAATCTATTAAATAATAAATTTGTAAATTTATATTTTTTCATTACTTTGTATTTAAAGGTATAAATACTGACACTGTATATTGACTTGTTTTGAAATTAGGATTGGCTGAATTTAAAAACATATTTACAGAATACATTATATCTTTTTTTGTTTTAAAAGCAAGAGACGGAACATAATAAAGATTTTTAAAATCAGGTGTTCCTGATATACCAGTACCTAAAAATAACAAATTTCTTTTTTCAACTTTTTCTAAAGTAACTGTATTTGTAATTTCTTTGTTAATATAGATAGTATCAATTTGTTTTTTAGTTTCTAATTTTCTTTTAATAGAATCTAATACAATTTTATCGCCTACAATTTTTGTATAAATTGTATCATTAATTGAATTAATAGAATCTTTATACTCTAAAAAATAGAATGTTTGGCTATCAACAACACTGGACTTTGTTTTAAAATTAGAGTCCTTTGTAGAAACAAATTTTACAATTGTATCCATTTTAGTAACATGTATTGTGTCTGTTTTAACAACTGTTTTTATAGTTTCAATAGTATCATAGCTTATTTTATTACATTGCTTTACAAGCAAAATGACAGCTACAACAATTAAAATATACCAAGACTTTTCAATTATATATTTAAAAGTATTCATTATTTTATTTGATTTATTAAAGTACCTAACCAAGTCATTTTTCTTGGTTTAAATGTAATATTAAAACATTCAGTTAAAGTTGTTTTAACAAAGATAAAAGTTATTTTACCAAGTCTAATCCATTTACCAACATTGTACCATTTTAAACTAATCCACTCACCTTGTTCATTTACATAAATTGCTTTAATATTTAAAATAAATTTTTGAGTATTTTCATAAACACAAGTCAATTGTTTATTAATCTTTTCTAAGTCATCAACTTTTAATGTTAATTTATTTATAGTTTCAAGTTGTTTTGAATTTGTAATAATGAGATTTTGTGTTACTTCTTGTTCTTCATTAATAATTTGTTTTAACATATCAATTTCTTTGACAGTTTCTTCGTAATATATTTTACTAATTTTTGTTTGTTCCATGTTTGTTAATGATAGTCTAAACAGACTATTGTGTTGTTAATTATACCAAAATTTTCTTTTTTTAAATCAGTAGTAATATCTTCAAAATTAATTTTTTGTTCTTCTGTTAAGTCAACAGACAAAGGTTCGGCTTTTTTATATAGGCTAATTAATCCAAAAGCAGAACAATAGTAACAAGGAGTAACAATTAAATTTAAACCAGACATATAACTTCCTCCTGGAAAATAATTGTGTTTAGCAATTTTCCAAAATTCTCTTTCTGATTTATTACAATAACAGCCAAACAAAAAACGCTTAGCTGTTATTGTTGTTGGTATTTTAATTGCATAGTTTCCTATTAAAATAACAGTGCGGCAATTACCAAATTTTAATTCAATCATAGTATAAAATCAATATCAAAATAGTTAATTTTTAAATAACCATAATGTTCATTAATTGGTTCGGTGGGGATTTGAATACTTTTATAAAGTTCAGGATGTGTAAAACAATTAGCAATTTTAATTGCTGCATTGTTACCTTTACCCATTGCAGTAGCTTCTACTTGTTCTTTAGATAAATAAACAAATTGACCAACTTTTAAATCGCCAGTAAAATCTAATGGTAATGCTACAACAACTGCTTTTTGAGAATAAGGAAATGGTGATTCCATTTCACCCATAAAACCATAACCAGCTTCTGTACTTCTTTTAACAAAGATATTAGTTGGTAACAATAAACCAGAAGAAGTTCTTTCCATTTCTTTTAAAACAACTCTAACGATAATATTTCTTATTGGTTTTAAAGATGTATAATCTGGGTTTAAAGTAGTAATTTCTTTATTGTAATTAATAATTTGTTCTTGCTTTTCTTCAATTAAAGAATTAATTTTAATGTCAATTTCTCTTTCATTTCCAGGCATAGTAGCTACATCAGCATCTTGATGTTGTGATAATAAGTTTCTCATACTTAAATTACTTTTAGGCTTTTGTTTCATCTTTTTTGTAATGATTTAGTAAAGCTATATATTTTTCATATAGCTTTGGTGTCTTTTTTGTTTTTTCAATTTGTTTATTTAAAATCTTTATATCAATATAAATGTTAATAAAATTTTTAATAGTCAATTTATCTGGAAACTCTAAATTCATAACATGTTCTTTAATGCTATGCCATAAATTAAAAATAACGTGTTTTACAACAACTTCTTCTATTCCCAGCTGTTTACTAACAATATAAAATATTTCTTCGTGATTTTTAGGTTTTATCATCTTCTATTAAAATGTCTTTAACATTATCAATTTTGATTTTAAGACCATGATAATAAGTTAAGGTATGAACATTTAATTCAGCGCACAAATCATAAAACATAAGTTTATTTAATACTAAAAAACTTGGAACTTTATTATGTTTTAGTAAATATAATTTTTCTTTGTAATTTATTTGTTCAATCACCTATTTTAAATTTAAATGTAAATTCCATAGTTTCAAAAGCATTAAAATTTTTATTAATACTGTTTTTTAAAGTTGCTAATGTTGTATTTAAAATAAGATTTCCTTTTGATTTTAATAGTAAATTTTTTGATTCTAAACCACTTTTAAGTTTTAAATATTGTCTTGTGCCAACATCTAATTTTTCTTCAATATTGTCAATATTATCAGTCAATATTAACACCAATAAAGTTTGTTCTTTTTCATTTAAATTTACATACAGGGCTGAAAACATTTTAATTATTTTACTCCATAAATCATTTAAATTTTTAGTTTTAATTACAGACTGCGAATCTGAAGTGTATGATTTATTTTCTTTTGTGAATATTTTTATTCTCATTTACTTTTAATTTTTATATGAACTTTTATTAGCACAAAGATAATACAGTATATTGTTTAATGATGAAAATTTTAAAATAAAACTAAAATTAATTTATTTTAATTGTAAGCTTTTGTATTTTCTAAATCATAGAAATATATAACTTTTACTATCAAATTGCCCAGAATCAAAATAAATGGTATTTTAAACAAAAATAGAACAGAATAAAAAATGTAAATTATCAACACTAACAGTCTTTCTTCCTGTTTTAAAAATTATTACTCCACAATTGAACTGAACCTTTTATTTTAATTCTAAGCAAACCAATTAAGTTAATCAGTAAAACTATCGTAAGAATATACAAGTCTCCCCTAAATCAAAATAAACAAGCTTAAAATCAATAATACACTTGTAAAGTCTGCTGAGAAAAAGAAAAAGAAAAAGTGGAGTAAAAAGAAAAAGAAAAAGAGAATTATTAATATTTTATTATTTCTATTAGTTTATTTTAAATAATATATAATTATAATAATATTATATATAATATTATTATTTAAGTATAATTAATAAAATATTAATAAGTTTGTTTAATAATGAAAAGTATATAATAATTTAGTAATTTTCTTTTTCTTTTTTTTATCAAACTTTTTTTTCTTTTTCTTTTATTTTTTTTTTAGTTTTTTCAGATTTAAAAAACAAAAAGGATTTATCAAAGTTAGATACGTTTGTAATTTAAACGACAATGCCTTTTATTTTCGTTTTAAGCAACTTTGATAGTTTTTCTATGCAAAGAGATGTCTATCCCCCCATGTCTCCTCTTAACTAAAATATATCCCCTCATTATTATTTTTTAAAAACTTACCCTGCTATTAAAAATCAGACAGCTTTTTTGTTACATGATGAAAATTAGAAAAAAATAAAGTTAAAAATATTTTTGTCATTTTTCATCTTTAATTTTTAAAGTAATTCTTTTTGTCTGATTTATAAAAATAACATCTTCACTAATCATCTATTCTGTTTTTAAATGCTGTTTATTTTAATTGAGAGCAATTTGAGTGTATTTTACCTATACTTTTGCGGGGTAAATAATAATAATTGCTTACAGGGCAAATAACATAGTTTTTACAAATATTACAGTTTGATAAAAATAGTTTGAAATTTTTCATCTTTGATTTTTTAAAGAGGGAGTATTTACTGAAATTTTTTTAATAGGGAGTATTTGATTATACCCCAACACATTACCCCCTACTAAGTTTTGAGGCGAATATACCCCCTTGTTAATTTGCTAAAAATTAATTTTGGGTATAGTATTCGCATGGTTGTCAATAATCAAATTTCAATAACTTTTTAAATTTTAAATCATGTCAATTACAGTAGCAACAATGCGTTTCCGTTTAGCAGCTCAACCTATCATCTTGTCTAAAACTTGTGAAAAAGCACAAGTTGGTGGCGAAGAAGTCAGCATTGATAAGAATGGTAAGCCATTTTTTATGATTGCTTTGCGCTCAAAAAATGCTTTGGACACGCGTCAAGTAAACTTTCCAGTTAGAGCACCTCAAAATGCAACAGCTGATAATGCCATTGCGTTGGGCTTTGAAACGCCTTCACAAACAGTTACAAACTTGCGTCAATTAGTCAAAGAAGACGGCGCAATTGAAATGAAAAAATGGTCAGCTGATGTTCAGCCTTATGAGATTACCAATGCAGACGGCACTACCAATGAAGTAAGCACATACACTTGTGTTTTGCTTCCTGATAGCACAAAAGCCACATTTTTGCGTGAGTTGAAATCTCGTGACCTTGTCTTGGCAGAGGAAGAAGTTGCTGATGCAACGCCTTCATTCGTTTAGTAAATTGAAGGGTTGTCTTGTAGAAATACAGGGCAACCTTTTCTTTCCGCAGGGGTTACTCAATTAGTTTTCTGTAATAATTACTAAATTAATTTAGTGGAAAATTAAAAAAATAAAAGCGCGAAGCGCACCTATCACGACCGAAGGGAGTGTAAGAATGAAGGCGTTAGCCTGAATGATTATAACTCAAAGCTAATTTATTTTCCTTAAAAACAGGATAAATATATTAGTTTTTCATCAGTGAAAGGTATGATTTGTCGCTGATATAAGTTCTTAAAGTGGCAGTGAGTAAAGATTGTTAGGTAGCAAAGATTAGTTGTTGATAACAATTCATATACTTGTTTTTTAAATAGGAAATACTATTGTTATTACTGTTTTTTAAAAGAGCTATAAAAATAAAGGTTAAAATTCTGGAACAGTAGCGTATTTGCTTAGCCCATACGTTCCAAAGCTACCGATAATTTCATTTTCAACAAGTGTTTTTTTAACAAACAATGGGAATTTATCTTTTGTTTGCGTATTTTCTTTTCTGTTTACATTAAGATAACTTGACTCGCTGGCAACGTTAAAGAAAGGCAATGTTATCCGTTTTAGTTTATCTTTAAGAATATGCTCTGAAGATTCGACATCAACGCTATTTTTAAGTGAATAGCGGCGAACATAGCTCAAATTAACGCAGCGAATTCTTGAATAAACAGCATATTTGCAATTATCAGGCACTGACTTAATTCTTGAAATATGAACATAATCACGAACCCTGGAAAGCCTTGCATCGACATTAAACAGTTCTAACGTGGGCTTGTCTGAAAACAATCT